AGTAATGCTTATGGTGTAGGGACTCATTTACCAACAGATAAATAAGAACCGTCCTTCTTTGGGTCATATGATGGCGAATCTGTAATGTTAAGGCCACAATATGCGACTGGATGAGCCTTGAAATCTTGATAATGGTAAATTCCTCTTTCTTCGGCCTGCTTCAAAAGCCAGGCGAAGTTGTTCCAGAAATCTGGACCATGCCCCATGCTAGGTGTTATCACATGGGCCATCTCGTGGAGAGATACAAAGACCATGACATTTTCACTAACGAGTGCCTCATTGGGGCCCTCACGCTGTCGGAGACAGAGATGGACCTTTTCGCCCTTGTTCACGCTGTAACTAGTATGTTCAGCATCAGGCGTAGCCTCCTCAAAGCGATTCGGATCAGGAGTGAAATTCTTAACCCACTGGCGAATCTGGGGCTTGTCTGGGAACTTTTCTTTAAGTTCGTTATAGAGTTTTACGATCTTAATGCGAACAGTAGCTAATAGATCGGCCGCTTGCTGTTTATCTGGCATATCACGCACCTTGTATGTGCGACCGTCTACCGTGCTTGTGACACTCACAAGAGGGTATGAGGATGAGCCTGCGAGCGAAGCCATTGTTTTCTTAAACAGACTCTGAAGATCTGTCATCTGACGAGTGTCGTGGTTTAATGTTAAAAAAAACATTAAATCATCGGATTTGAAAAGGGCTTGCTAGAAGCTTAGTTGAAGCTTTCGCTTACCCTGCTAAATGTTAGCTTGCTAACATTTAGTTCACTTCCAAGTCGCGGCGGTTCGTGTCAGGCTCAATCGTTGAGTTGTTGAACACTGTGACTGGGACCTGGGGATTCGGGGGCTCAGAGCGGAGCTGGTGGTTGGCATTGCGGAGTGACTGGCCGACCGTGTTGACACCGATCAACGCACCCGCAGACAAGAAGTTCTTGCCCTTGAGTGAGCCCGTGCCCATGGGGTTCTGCTGGGCCCAAACGGAGTTGGGGTCCTTGGGGAGGAGCTCACCTGGTGTGAGCTGGTCACGAGGGTAGCAGCCGGCGGGGTTCGCCGCGGAATCAAAGGCCGCGGGGCCGGTCACATCCTGGACGTCAGCAAAGCCCTCAGCACCACTCGCATCGTGAGCTGGAACAGGTGGCATGCCCCCCATGACTGAAGGCATCATGGAAGGGCCTATAGGCATGGAAGGGTCCATGCCTCCCGCAACCTTCTTGTCGCCACCAGCCGATGAGGGATTCATCATAACATTTGTTGCCTGTGTGGCACCAGGTGTCTCATTCATGCCAGCATTCTGCATAGAGTTCGAATCAGTGCCCATTGTTGGGTTCGCGAAGCCAGAATGTATAGAAAGTAGGCCAAAGAATGTCGGGTCAATTAAATACACGCCCGCAACAACTAATACAAGTGCTAGGACACCAAGGCCAATTGAGCGAACATTAGGTGACGCCATTTGTGCTTCTGAAATAGTAGCAGGCAATAATTTTTTCAGATTTGTTCTAATCGCTCAAAGTTTCATCTTCCCAATCGGTATCTTCTCCAAATTCTTCATAGTATTCCTGGGTTAAACGTTCTGCTAGGAACAAGGCCCGGGCAGCTTTTGATCTCGCCTTTAGCACCTTTTGTTTTACTATGTGTTGCCGGGTCGGACCAATCCCCATAACTTCCTTTTCAGCCATTGGGATCTTGTCGATATTTTCTTCAACCGCCTCATCGAATTCAATACAAATCTTTTCATCTTCCTTGCTCGATACCATAAAATACCGTAGTAAGAAGACATCCTTTGAAATTGTCAGGCCCTGTAGCTCATATTCAAGTTCTCCCTCGAAAGTTTCTGTGATCTGTGTCGGAAAGTCCGTCTGTAGCCTAGATATCAGATAATCATGTGTAAGAGGCTTTGTAAACCACCCAGTTGTGAGTTTAACGATACTATCCGCAAGCATATTCTTATCGACGAATGAGTTCAACTCATTTACAAAACGCCCCTCCTCTCTTCTCACCGTGAACCGGACGCCATTTACCACAGTGCAATTGTATAACTTTGCAGCCGAATCATAGACCGGTTTGCCAAGCTTCATTGTATTTTGCGGGGATTTAGAATTTGTAATTTATACACGCCAACTAGAAAATGTCATTATCTCCTCTCGTAGAAAAGTTTATAGATAAGACAATTCAAATGTTACAGAATGAAAATCTTAAAAAGAAGATTGAAGTTCTTATTTTACAGCCGTTTATACAGTATTTAATTGAGCTGCTTTTTCCATATGTTGTTATTGTCTGTGTTATTTTTGGCCTATTAATTGTTATGATGACAAGTGTCCTATATCTTTTAATTGTTCAAATGAATATAACGTCTAGTGCTTAAGTTAAGAACTCCCCATGGATAAGGCCACTCTGTGGCCTTATTACATTGGAGTATCATTAAATTATCGCTCTAGAGGACAAAGGCATGTGCGTGCTAACGGCACTTGACGGTACCTGCGGTGGTAAACATAGCTGCGTCCGCGGCGACGCTTTGACGAATCCTTTCGTAGTTAGATGGAGCTAAATACCCAGAGTCTGGCCGATATGATTCGCAGCTGGGTTCATTTCGATAATCTTGCGGCGACCTTTACACGGCAAGCACAACAAGCCCGGACAGCACGATCCAGATGGGAATCGCAGGTTATCGATTATTTACAGAAAACAAATATGGCAAATGCTATTGTTCAAATCGCTGGTGGAAGGCTAATGATAACAGAAGAGAAGCATGCAAACCCTTTAACACTTCAACGCTTGGAGGCTTTGTTGCACGAATATTATTCTAAAAAGAAGGCAGGCAGTGATGATGAGACAAATGATATTATGACGTATCTCAAGTCAAATCGTGGCTCAACTGTGGAAACTCGACTGAAAAAAAGCTAGTATAGCTTTTCGCCCCATTAAAAAAAGCTAGGCCTGCAAAAAATTGATTTTCGTAACCGCCACTAGGGAAAGTCCAGTGTTAAAAGCCCCTTAGGAATGTCGTATATTGCGAACAAGGATGATTACATGGTGTGGCGGTCACAGCCTGTATGGATTGGTGCTACAAAGTGTGAGCGGCGGTTCGTTATCCATGAGTTTGCGGTAGCAGCTCGTAAGTGGATGAAGAGTCTTGGATATACCATGGAGCATCGTATGGATAAGGAGCTATCCCTTTGGATGTATAGGCTATATGTTCAGGAGATCGCACGTAAGAAGAATGATCCAGTCTTTATTCCTGAGCCAGAGCATCGTGATACTCAGGATGACTTTGATCAGTATAACATGATTGTCGATCATGAGGCGGTAAGAGAGTTTATGAGTGAGTGGGCAAATACTCAGGATATGGAAGAGAATTCTCTTATTGGAAAGCGTATCTGGTATGGAATCCAAGAGTTTCTGTATTCAGTGATTGATCTAGAGTCTAGTAAGCAAGGTCGGTTGATTGCTAGACTTTGGGATAACTCGGGTTCGAATTCTGATTCGGAGTTTGACTACAAGAAGCCAGATGTCTACGTTGAGGAGGCCAATAAGGGGCTCCATGGTGGCCGAGGATCAAAGGTTTGATCCAAGGTTTAAGGCCAAAGGCCTTAGCCCGACTGGGGCTGAAAGGCCTTATGACGTCCACTTATTATTATTAAATGGAAGTATGGCAATATGGTCTGCCTCAGACTTAAATTGCGATACTTTTTTGTCGAATGCGAGTGCGTCAGGTGATAATGGTGCTCCCATAGCAACCTTATCCTCATCGTGTTTATTTTTAGCAGGCTTGTTGCCAACACATGTCACACCAAACCGCATTTCTGGATTATCGAAATATCCACCGTTCAGTCCAGGGCGACCACAAGACTGGCGTTGATCTTCAGGGCCTGATTGTATCTTTTGGTAACTATCATCGGATGTTGGATAAACTGCCATCTGCCCCTTTACCCATCCGTAGTTACACCAATCCGCACCCTTGGCCCAAGCATCCTTCACCTGGTCGTATGTGGCTAACTCAGCACCAAGTGCCTTACATAATGGCTCAGCATCATTATACGTGTATTTATTAGACGATATATTGAAAACCTCTTGTCCACTGCCGGGCATAATCTTGTTCATGACGATTCCAGGATGATCTGTATGGTTACCATTGCTATGAACAGGCATATCAGATGGCATAGGTTGAGGAGCAGCTTCAGCTTCAGGAGGAGGAGCAGGTGCTGGAGGTGGAGGTGCGGGACCGTATCCCATTGCCTTCTTTAATTCGTCAATTGTCTTGTTCCATGAATCAGTTACCTCAACGTTATAGTAATACATTAGTGTTACACCAACAGCAACTATAAGCAAAATAACTCCAATTGAAAAAACTGATGTGGATGACAGCGAATTAGAGCCAGAGGTATTGTTTCTAGAGTAGTTGGACCCGCTATTTAATGGGAGCAAGCTATTCATGAGGTTTGAATTCTTACTTGCGTTCATCTAACGTGAAATACTAAAATTAAGTTCTCTAATTAGATGAGTTTAGGAGGGGCTTCAGATAATGGCCAGTCATATCAAGAACAATATGAAAGTATATATGATAGTCTAAATAGCTTATTACAAGATTATAAGGATTATGCTAAAAACATTTATGAAAATCGTAATGGTTTTCAAAGAGTTACAAACGATGAAATTATAAGTAAATTAGACAAATTTAAAAATGATATGCACAGTCTTATTAATGATAATATTAATAGTATAGATTTTATTATAAATGCTGATAGTAATTATTTTATCTTATCAGAGACGCTACAAAAAAACTTTATTAGTTTAAGATCAAATTACCTTGACATTGAAGCATTAGTTCAAAGATATATTAATCTTAAAAAACAACGTTTAATGGCTGCCACAAGAAATGCGAGAAATGCAGCAATTAAGAAGGCTAAAAATAATGCTAACGCTAATAAATTAAAGGGCCGTGGAATTGCTGAAAGAAAAACAAGGAGAAAGTAGAATGGTCTGTCGTAAAACAAAGTATGCTTATACTAAAAAAGTTTCTAAGAGCCCTTTTAAAACGCTAAAAAGAGCTAAGGTTGCGGAAAAGGCGTACCGTGCTGGCAAAGGAGGCTTTACGGCGAAAGCTTCGTTGAAGTCTATGGGTCGTGTAAAAAGGAGTTCTGGATGTTATGTATTGGGTTCGAAGTATAGATTCTAATCAAATGTTGAGGCTTTGGAAGCCTTCGATTTGATTATATTTTTGCTGACACTCAGATTACATCCCTTATACTGACGCTCAGAAATCGCCGCTTATGCTGCGATTTCTCTTTCGGTACGCTACACTCAGAAATCACCGCTTATGCTGCGATTTCCGCCACGCGTGTTGATATAGTCACGCTGCTGGGGGCTTGTGCATACGCATCCTCCGCCACAGCTGAATGATGATCCACAGCACTCAGGCTTGCACTGATTATTCTTGAACATGAAGAGGCTATCAGGCCCCATCTCGACCTCGGGGCCATTGAGGGGCTCGTTGGGCTTCGTGTAACGCCAGTCGCTGCTGTTCCCCGTCTGGAGCTTGACGTTATCAAAGGGGCCCATGGGCTGGTAGACATCCTTGGCACCGGCAGGGCTTCCAGAATAGCTTATGAAACCTTCCTTGCCCTTATTCTTGGATCCCTGGCTCATGTGACCAACAAAGCCCTCACCTGTCGCCTGGAATGCCGGAGACGCAAAGGACATCATTAGCACATTGGCAAGGATTAACAAACATAGAGCACTTATTAGGAATGTTGTGCGACGCATCATTTCTAGAAAGATGCGATATTTATTGCCGACTGAGTAAAAGGGTATGTTTCATGAATTCTGTCTGCTCCCACTTCAGTGAAATCCCGCACCAAGATATTTGACGCCACAATAAAAGTTCCAGATTCTGTAACAAGTTGGTATCCTCTCTTTGTCTTCGGTAGGCAATCTGCTATATTAGGGTGAGTCCACCCTCTTGAATATGACCAAACTGCCGCGTTGGGGCCGGAGCGGGGGACAACTTCAGATGTATCTTGGTAAATCCCAATAACCCGTGTGTAGCCAGACGTATCCCTTATAAGATCTCCAACTACAACCTTTGATATTGCTTTCTCAGAATCAAGTGTATAGACAATTGTATCCTCTCCAAATAATCCTCTGCCTGGAGATGAATGTTTGTGGGGTTTGTGTGCCTTGTATGCCTTGTTTGTGCCCTCATTCAACATATTATAGATCAATGACTCCCACGCTAGATCATTAGAATCAGATTCTGGTAACTCCTCCCAATCAAGGAGGTCATGGTCGCCTTCAGTTCCCTTCACCGTCCATACACGAGTAGACGTATTTAGACAGTATAGAATGCCTGGTTCCTCTGTAGCAGGAGAGGCCGAGGGATGGGCACCGGCCATTATCCATTTGCCATCATACTTAATAAGATGAGTCTTGCTCATGGTGATGCCATCGATGTTGACACAAGTGTGCCCTGTGTGCCTTGTGTGCCCTGTGTGCCCTGTGTGCCTTGTGTGCCCTGTGCTGCCTTCAATCTTGAGAATACCTTCTATAACACCATTATCTAGCTCCTCTCCAGAAACAAGATCAGAAACTCTCTTGTAACCACCCTTAACTTTCACCATAGTCCAAGGTGCTACGCAAAAATTACCAGACATGCCACTCACATTTGCCGCATATACTGTCGTTGATAGAATTCCAATCATAGTGAGGATAAGTGGAATAACAGGCCACATGACAAAGAAGAGAAATATTACCAAGACACATAGAATTATTAAAATAGCGATAATTACCTGTATTACAAAGCCCATGGCATTCTGAATAGCCTTAAACATCGACATGCCAGCGAAAATAGTCGCCGTTGCAATTCCAAAAATACGATCCATAGAGCTGTAGAGTTTGTAAAATATTCTCGCCGATTGATATATTACTACCATAAGTTTCCCCCATAATGTGTTAAAGAGGTCATTGAGTGGTTTTAACAGAGTTGCTGCAATCTTTTTCAAGTAATTCATTGAATCTGTTATGGTTTTTGTAGCATCTAGTTGATGGCCAAATAGCTGCATCATGGGGCTAAGAAATATCGATATTGATGAGTCAATAATGCTCCCAAGGCAGAATTGAAAATTGTCTATTGCAAATTCTGTAACATCTTGACCTGGCTTTAGTGGCAACAAGGCTGCTACAATCATAACAAGAGGCTCACAGCGTCGTTCATTCCAGTTTGCTTTTATATTTTCTAACTCTAGACTAGCATAAGAATATGCAAATATACTTATAAAAACCAAAGTTGTTGCTAGAAGCGGGGCTGCTTCTAGCATTCTGTTCCTTTTCCGTTTTTTTGTTTGCCGTGAATCACGGCTCAGACCCTTGAATGTAAGACAGAAGCATATGGTGCTTCCAGATCCTTCGAGTGAACTTCCATGTAATCACGGAAAACAGTAGACTCAGTTTCTATTGTTGCCGATGGTGTTACAATGAATGAATAGAATGTGGTGGGTCTTTTCAATGATATGACTTTGGCCATTTGAAAGGCTCTCATCCACTTATTATGATTTGCTGACCAAATCAAGGTTCCAGCAGCAAATTCTTCATTGTTCACGATACAGGTCTCGCTACATTCCTTTTTCACAAGCCCAACAACTGTTCCGTGACTTAGAACAGTTCCCAGAACAACTTTCTCAGCCGGGATAAGACCATATACTGTTTTAACTTTATTCTTAGCATGAGAAGCCATCTCAGAATTGACTTTGCCTGTAGATAGGCGTGATGGCTTTCCATTAAGAATATCTGTTGCCATTTTCATGGCGGCGGCGTCACCTTCAGAAGTCTCATCGTAATCACTGAAAATGTAATTTCCAATCGGTATTGTGTGAGTATCTGTATTTAGACAGATTAAGGGGCGATCGTTTCCACCAGACCAGGGGCGAATAGGAGTGGCATCTGGATGATCCTTTGCTTCTATCCAGCGACCTTGGAACCGTATGTAGTGGTTGGTTGAGACAAGAATATTACCTGGCATTTGTATCATCTCCTGCCCATCAGCCGCAAAACGGAAGGTAGCCGTGACTTTCTGGCCACCCTGTAAATAATCACCAATCTTAACATCCTTTATCGGCACTGTTACACCGTTTTGTAGAACAATCCGTGTATCTGGATCGAAGCAAAAGGTATCCAAGAATTTAAAAAGAAAGGTATTTCCAAAATTCTGAGTTGCCTTGATGCCAGCCATTCCCATGAAAATGATAGCATACATTGTCGCAAATACACGTCCCATGAGCATCTTTAGTCGAATTGCCGCCATCTGAAATCTGTAAAAGAGTGCCTGAATACGATTAGAGAATTCTGAAAAGATCTGTGTGGCCGATCCAATGATTGTGGCAAAGATTAAACGTATAGAATTCAGACTATTCAACATTGTCATTAGCACTTCAACGAATTTTCCAAGATATGTGTAAAAAGGGGCTATGACATTGCCGGCACGTGCGTCAAATCCACTTTTCAGACAATATTCCAAATTTTCTGCTGAATCGTGGCCATAATAATATGCCATTAGCATAACATCTGGACGGCACCGGTATTTCTCCCAGTTATCTTTTATCTTTTGCACATCCATTATTTTTGAAAAACCAAACATAGCACCTATGAATATAAGTGTTATGATGATAAAGCCCAACATCTATTAATTGAAGATGTATTGAAGAAACCTGCTAAACGCTGCTGCCTAAGCCTTTAAAAGGCTTTGAGCACATAGTGAGAGCGAATCCAATCACGATCAATCGTGAAAACCATAGAAGACTTGGGATTCGCCGTCGCACTTAGCTTTGCAACCGCATCAAGTTTTCTGTAAACATCTAAGGCACCGAGTTGATTAATTGCTGCACGGAGCGAAGAATGGCGAATTTGCTCGGGGAGTTTGTAGCTATATCCAAATCTCTTGAGTTCACCCTTTCTAAGAGGGCCAATCTGATTGACTGGAAGCTTCGATGAAGACCCTTTTACACAAGATGCCTTAACACGTATATTCTGTCTTGAGCCATTGGCCTTTACAACATGGCGAGTATATCCAGCACGCGGGGCCTTTCCAGGAGGGCAGGCCTTTCTTGATTTACGGGTCATTTGGGGCTTCGAAGCATAGGGACTGGTGCTACGAATACAGATACCTGTTATATGCTTTCCCGTATTTTTACGCGTATATCCCTTTCTCTTAATATATCCTGACGGGCACTTATTGTGCTTGATTTTATGTGTTTTAGACAGTTTGTATGTTTTCTTCTTCAACATAGGATACATCATCTAATGTAGGACAATAATTTTCTATAATTTTTTCTATTATACTATCTGACATGTTAAAATCAGAATCTACGAATATTCCCTTACATAAGTCTGGGCATACGATTGATAAATCCATGTCCCATGGAGTTAATAGAGGCGATAAGCAGTTTAGACAGATCAATAAATCTGTATCTGGATTATCTGGCATTTCTCTTGTTTTCATAAACTCTGTTAGTATATTACACTGTCTTCGTAAAGTGGTTTTAACAACATTTATATGATTTGGGACTTGTGATGTCAAAGTATCTTTCATTAAGGTCTTTTTATAATCTATAAGACACCTTAATATACTACGTAGACGCTCTTTGATATCGTCGGAAGAAGCTTGTGTCATCTACACTATCATTACTAAAATAGGCACTACTCTCTTCCCGCAAGGGTATTCTTAATAGGAAAACTCTCTGCCCTTAACTTCTAGTGCTTAATTCCAATAAATGCGGAGCATTTATTGGGAAAGCAAGAACTCCCCATGGATAAGGCCACATAGTGGCCTTATTACATTGGAGTATCATTAAATTATTGCTCTAGAGGACAAAGGCATGTGCGTGATAACGGCACTTGACGGTAGCCACGTAAATACTTATGACCAATAGTAATGTTGTAAGAGCTGCAATATAGATTTTTCCAGATATCTTTTTCTGTGTAAAAAGGGTTATTACCAATATAAATAGAAAGAAGTATAGAATAGATTTACCTCCACGGAATTCTTGCATCTTAAATCCACGGAATCCTTCTTTAATCGCTTTCAAATCAACATCATATGATGTATCAACAATAGTCTGTGCCTGAAGAAGTGTTGTATTCTTCATAATAGACTCGGGTGATTTTGGATCCTTATATGCCACCGCTGTTCCTCCAGCAGATGATATAATAGGGATGTTTGGGTTATATGCAGGAGTTGGAGGAAGTGTCGACATTCTAGATGCTGCGGAGATTATTTAAGAATCTTATCATGTATGTAAGAAGATGAATAGACGTGGTCCAGGCGGAGGCCCCCTTCCCGATGATGAACCAGCGGTACCAATCGACCCAGCAGTTGCTTCTGCTCGCTCAGCCTTTGTAAAAGCGAAAATAGAAATCGTCAAACGCCTGAAGGCTGAAGGAAAGACGCAGGCTGAGGTCGAACTTCACCCTGAGATTGTTCCCTTTGTGGCCAGTTATCCCGCACTCTTCAAGATGCT